AGCAATAGCATCCAAGTACCCAACACGGCTAGCCAATACAGGATCATACTGCCAAGATTGATGGAACTCTTCAGTAGCGAGTCCAAGTAGTTCATTAATCCGGTTGTAAAAGCGTGCATGGACATTACTCTCAAAGTAACAGAAGGCATCAGCCATCAAGCCAATATCAGGATGCTGAAAGTTAGGTTTAACAGTGCCAGACCAATACTCATCACCGACAATACGTTCGTACTTGGTAAAGAGCTTGAGTGCAGTAGTAACACCATGACGTTCAGCGCCAGTAAAGTCGGTAAGAATACTGTGTACATCTTTCTCTAAGTCAATCTCATCAAAAGTCCAGAACACACCATTCTGTTTATCCGCAAAGGCCAGAGCCTCTGGATAGTCGAAGGTGTACGTATTCTTCTTGGTTAGAAGGTTTCTCATTCGATCTCCCGCATTAGTTTATCCTGTTGTTCTTCAATGAAGTCCTCAAAGCGCTCTACTATGTCATCACTGCGAATCTCTAACAGTTCCAGCAGTGTCACTTCGTCAACGCTTTGAAGCTTCTCTTTAAGCTCTTCAAATGTTATGCTCATACTCATAGCTATCAATCAGCTTATCCAAGTACCATCGGGCTTTCTTCAAGTCCTCTTGACCATTCTTGTCCATAAAGCGCATCAAGTATTGCATCATCTGTACGTAGTCTGCTTCAAAGAGCGGGTAATCTTTGTAGCATGGCATCAAAGGTGCTTCTTTAACCTTTAATGCCAGCTTCTCGATAACATCCCGCACTTCAATGCCTTGATCCTCGAACAGCATATAGTGTTTAGGTTTGTCTACAACATCATACCAGAACTCTTCACGGAGCTGATCTTGTCCATTCTTGAACCAATCATCAATAGCTTCTTTAAGAGGCTTGGAAGAATGACTTGCTGCATAGATTGATCCTTGAACAAAGTTGGAATAGCCACGACAGGTCACACAAGGAGCTTCAGTGTCCTTGTCCATGAGTGCATAGAAGCACTGATCACATTTATTTACCACTGTACTTCCTTTGTAAGTATTCGATAGAGAGCAGCATTTCATCAAAGCCTCCGTCTTTCACATCATTTAAGACAACCAAGCCACGCCAGTGACGGTTAGATAGTTTGTCCATGTACGACTCATCGTGTAGATAATAACTACCAGCGATGATACCGCAAATAGGTTTCCCATCAGCACGTTTACCATAGGCAATCTGCTTTCCCTGTTGGTGACCAGCCACGCAAGACATATGCAACTTATTGACAAGAGCACTAGCAGTCCCTGCTGGCCTTCCCATCGCACCGACAGGCCAATAGTGATTAAAGCCAACACCATTGATAAAGACAGGATGGAGGAAGCTGTGAACTTCCCAATCTTTGTCATACCCGAGATCGTTAACACTGATCAATCCTTCAAGTGTAGGGTTATTGTTTACAGCTCGGTCGATACGATTCTCGTGGTTACCCAGAGTCAATACCATCCGAGGCTTGTAAACCTTCTCCTTGTTCTTCTTCTGCTTACTTTGAAGATCACGCAAGGGCTTCAGAAGCATCTTCATAGCCTCCTTAGTCACCTCAATGTCCTTCTTGTAACGCAGTCCTTCAAAGTACTTAGACCCCTTCACATCGTGAGTGGACAGTGAAGGTAGGTCCGCGAAGTCACCAATGTTCACAACAACATCTGGTCGATACTCACAGATAGCCTTACCTGCCCATTCTAGATGCTCTAGTGGTACTCCTTCTTTGACTTGACAGTCAGGGATTACCAATATACGCATCATTCATCCCAACTGAAGTGAGTGTTTTCCTTGGACTCTTCCTCTGGCACATAGTACTCACCACTCCAAGGATCGATGTAAGACCAAGGATTATTCTTAACCTGTTGGTCATCACGCAAGCGAATCTTAGATCGAATGTCGTACTTATACACAGACTCAAGGAAGTTTACAAAGTCATCCAAACACTCCATCCATGTAGGGCCGGGATTGTTAAACTTTGTTGTGTACACCTTTCCGTCACAGTCGACATACTGAAAAGAATATGCTGTGTGGTCTTCCATATCAATCATCGTTCATCTCCTGACCCTGTGAGGGTATTGTGAATCTGTCGTTGTGCCAGCTTCTGCAAGTTCTTACTTGCTAGGTCAGCTAAGCTCCAGCCCATCACCGTAGACAGACCAGCGATCTGCCACAGTACATCACCAACTTCCTTTTGCATACCTTCTTCATCCAAGATACCATCTCGAATCCACTTGGCATACTTACCTGCAACTTCACCAGCTTCCGAGGTAAGGTTAGATACCATGTAAGCAGGGTTCTTTGCTGTCTCTAGCGCTGTCTTGAACGCTAGTTCTTGATACTCTTCCATCAACATACAGGGTTACTCCATTCTGCTACTACAAACTTCAAGGTAATATACTTCTGAGTATCGCCGGGGTACATATACCGAGTGACATCAAAGCCACCTGAAGCAGTATAGTATTCAGGGGAAGGATCAGCTTTGTATACGCCCTCCAGCAATCTACGTGCCATACGCCGAAGCTCACCAATACTCACCTCACTGTCTGAACTATCAAAGTATTTCCACCCAAGACAATCCATAACCTTCTTGACCTTATCAAAGTCAAACTCATCCAGCAAGTCTTCAATCTGTTCGATTCGCATTAAATGCCTCCATTGTGTTAGGGAACAACTTAGTCAACTCATCACGACACTTCTCAGCTACCTCTCGATGTTCCTTCTGCGTAGCCTTGTCACAGCGAATATCCACATAGTGCAGCCAACTACGCAGTGTACCGTTCATGTACATCTTACTCATTGTCAGTCCTTCAGGTAGCAGCTTACGGGCTTGCTCCTTAGCAATACCTTTAGCCAATGCCATATTGTACATCAACTCAGCATCATCACGGATACGTTTCTGTGCATTGAACCACCAACCATGCATTGCAGAGTCACCCACTTCGATACTGTTCTGTCGGTTCTTCGTGTCCTGCAAGCGCACCTCAGACATCTCAAAGCCTTGCACAGCAGCATATCGCTGAGAGAACTCTTGGAAGCTGAAGCTACGATGACGAAGAATCTGCCGAGCAATGTCACGAGTAGTCTCGATCTCCATACACACGTTAGCCATCTCGAAAGGTGACCAGTGCTTATGCTTGATCAGATACTTCAAAAGCTTAGGCGCTGTCTCTTGAGCATTCTGGTTCTCAGGGTTACTCACACGAGCACAGTACGCTACAGCTTCTTCAGCATTCGGTGTAGCCCAAACTACTTTAACATTACTCAACTTCAATCCTTTCGCCATCCCACAATCGGGCATTGATGAAACCCCACATACCCATCTTGATCAAATAGTCACGCTCATACGCTGTGAACGTATAAGTAGTGACCTTTGTCTCTTTAACTGTTACTTTCATGTGCATTCACTCCGTTCATTAATCCACTCCTCGGGGATAGTCTTATCAGCAAACTTGTATCCGTTCTTCCGACACCACATAGCATACGTTGTCTTAGACGTTTTGCTGATACGTGCATTGGAATTACTGAATACAAACCTAATGTCGAGATCGGGATTATGTCTCTTAACTAACAAATGCTTCTGACGATCAGGTGCTAAGAAGCGCCCTTTAGTCTCCACAATGATCCCGTTTGGAAGCTGGAAGTCAGGTGTGTACACATGAGAGGAAGCAGGCTTGATGTACTTCAGCTTAACCTTCTCGTATGTGTAAGACACTCCTAACTGATCCAACTGTTCCGCTACTCGCTCTTCAAGGCCTGATCTGAATCCGTACTTGATTGCAACTTGTTTGGCAGTAATTTTACGTCCGGTTGCCATATTTGTCCTTCATAACGTCTCAGCCACAGGAGCTGTCCTTGTTCAGTAAAATACTCTGCCGTATGTCCCAGTTCTTGATACTTGTCAAAGACTGCTTGTAGAAGTTCTTCTTTAGTCTTTGCTTCCGCCAGAGCTTTAGCCGCCTTTTTAGGGCCAATTCCAGCCAAGCATGGGATGTTGTCGATCCTGTCACCCGTGAGTAACTGAGTACAGAACGCTTTGTACGCATCGAAATCGCTAACATAGTACCTCTCATCTCGAACAGGGTTGTAGTGCCATCCTTGAAGCTGATCCAAGTCCTTATCCACATGAACAATCCAGCACTCATCCAAGAGCTTAGTGGAGTCAATGGCTACGGCATCATCAGCTTCCTCACCAACTGTAACGATGGCATCATGACGCTTGACTAAGTGCTCCCGCAGGGCTTCATAGTGCTTAGGTCTGAGTACATCCTTACGGTTGCCTTTGTACGGCACTGTCTTGGCAATGTCATAACGGTAGTTAGATTTACCTGTGAGCCAAGCTAGATAATGATCAGCCTTGAGATTCACGTAGATAAAGTCTTCTAACCACTCCGTTAATCGTGCCTTAGCGATGCCAACTGGCTCATCCTCCGTACTGAATCCAATACGGTAAACAAGAAAGTCAGCATCGATCAGTGCAATCTTAGGTTCCTGCTTAGAGGATGTCGTCATCGTCACCTTCGGCATCTTCACCGTAGACAACCAAGTCAGTAACGATGAGCTTACCAATCGAAGGAGCAGCGCCATACTTAGCACTCATCTTGTGGCGATAAGAGCCAACCAGAGCAGTCACCTTAGTACCATTACCAATCTGACCAATGTCAACAGCGTTACCCTGTTCATCCACAGGCTCGAACACAAACTTAGACTTACCAACAATGTAGTTACCCATTGTGTCCTTGTTCTTGATCACAATACCTTGGCCTTTAAGAGCCTCACAAGCCTTGTCAGAGAGCATACCCAGTGTGCATTCATACTTGGTGTTGTCCTCGTTGAATTTGGTATTGAAGTCCTTCATCCAGTTAGCCCAAAAGAGTTGACCAGAGACTTTGACAGGTTTGTTATCCATGAGAATTTTCCTTTAAATGTTATGAGAATGTCTGTCTTTCCAGACTGTCGGGGTTGGTGCGAGTGGCGGGGGTCGAACCCGCAAGCCTTTCGGCGGCAGATTTTAAGTCTGCTGTGTATACCAATTCCACCACACTCGCTTGATGTTACTTGACTTCTACGTCAGCGATCTCTTCCTGTGCTTTATACTGCTCCACCAACTTCTGGTGCAATGGGAAAGCACCTGATTCGGTAGGCAGTTGTCCGATCACACGGATGATGAAAGCTGCTTCGTTAGTTTCGAGATTAAAAGTCATCTAAGTTCCTTTCGTTTGATTCACAATTATTGTATCACACTTTCGTGCAATGTCAATGGGTTTCTTTAAGTAATCAAGTACTTTTTCAATTCCTTCTATGTTATCTCCTAGTTGACCCAAGGATCGATTACATCCCCTACACAATACTCCTCTAAATTTCAGTGTATCGTGACAGTGATCGTAACACAATTCTTCGGTTTTACCGCAGATTTCACAACAGCTACTTGTTGACATCCTTTGTTTGTACGTGGCAGCGTCCACCCCGTATCTCTTCTTTGTTTGGTGATCTGTCTTCCAGTCCTTCATTTTAGGATGTGAGTCTTTTCTCTTTTGCTCACACGCTATACATCGGTTCCTAAAGCCATACTTACTTCCTTTGGCTTTAACAAACTTAGTTAGCTCTGAGGAGATTAAACCACACAATGTACAATGCCTAGTGGGTGTGTCTCCATGATTTTCCATATTTATATTCTCCATCTAAAGGACACCTCAATTTAAAAAACTCACCAGCTTCTCGAATAGATTCAACACAAGCCTTTCCCACTATATCCGCTAACTCAGGAGAGGTTTCTAGCTGAATTTCATCGTGGACGTTAGCAACGTACTTAACAGCCCACTTGTTAGCCTTGACCTTGTTGTCGAACAAGACCAAAGCCTTCTTCATCACGATTGCTCCTGCTCCTTGGAGAAGCGAATTGAGAGCAGCGTGTTCAGATCGTACCCAAATACGTCTTCCGTCGAGCCCGGGAACCCACCCTTTGGCGGCTTGCTTGCTGACTCGTTCAATGAGCTTTGCCAAGGCTGGTGTTTGTGATAGGAATTTTGCTTTGAGTCTTGCACCATCTTTAGCAGTACCACCAACGATGCTTCCAATCTTTCCATCTCCAGCTCCGTAGAGAAAGGCGTAGATGAATGTCTTGGCATTATCTCGGGTAGATAGTCCAGCAGCTCGTTGGTTGACCGTATGTACGTCTGTACCATCTTTAGAACTTCCCTCTGTAACTGTTCTGACATATCCTGCATCCTTCATATAGTGAGCCAACATACGAAGCTCCAAGCCTGAAGCATCGCAACCTACCAACACATTCCCTTCTTCAACAGTCCAGCACTCACGGCACTCAGGGCCATAGATGCTACCTGCATTGGGAATCTGAGCCATGTTAGGGCTGCTATGGGTCATACGACCTGTCACAGCACCATTGGTAATTACCTTACCATGTACTCGTCCATCCTTGCCTACAGCTTCCATCCATGACTCGATCTGACTGATACGTTTCTGTAGCATCAAATACTCAGCAATGGTCTGAGCCTCGGGAATCTTGATGTTAGCCAAGACTGTTTCATCAATCTTAGGAATACCTGTCTCGGTAAACTCCTTAGGCTTCCACCCTAGTTCCTTCAGTCGCTCTCCGATCTGTTGTCTACTTCCGGGGTTGAAAGTAACCACGCTGTCCTTGAGTCTCTTTCCTGTTTTGTCAGAGTATCGTTCAACAGTGACCGGAGGCCATCGTGATTGCATTCGCTCATATATTTCAGCCACTCTTGACTTGATGTCAGTAAGTAAGCAGGTTGCGTAGATTTGGTCAAGTTTAAACCCATTCCTTTCTTGTTGAGCAATGATAGCGGCAACACTGTGTTCAAGTTCCAACGACTCCAGACTAAACTGTTTCTCGTTGAAGTCATTGACCAACTTGAGATACAGTTTAGCAGTTACTTCGACATCACGTACGCAATAGTCATCAAGAAGCCCACTATGAGGAAAATCGAAGCTCTCACCACGATATTCTTCACGGCGATCCATAAGCCATTCCCATACTTTCGCATAGTCAATCTTTGGAAATCCAAGTGTCTGTCCCCATGCTTCGAGGCTGTGTCCGTTCTCTCGTGAGGGATCGAGTAGCCTGCTTACTATCAACGTATCGTACACTTGATTCAAACGAATCTTCGTCTTCCATAAGCGATTCAATACTGGTACATCGAAACTTATGCCGTTGTGCATGACTATCAACGACACGCCCTTTAAATACTCCCGCAGGTTGTCGGCTGCTTTCCATAACTTTACTTCTCCAGTGTCAATGTCTTTAGTTACAACAACATGAATCTTGTCATGTGCTAGGTTTGTCTCAATGTCGAGGACAATCCTCATAAGTTACTTTCATTTAATGTTCAACCAAAGTCCGATCTGAGCAAAGGCATACCCCGTCCAGATCATCCCGTTAGAGATTTCTCCCTTGCTCCATTGTAGCACACCTACGATGAGGTATCCTACTCCGGTGGCCCCCACGATCAACTGCTCTGCGTTAATCATTCTCATTTTCCTTCAAAGGTTCTTCTTTCAAAGGTTTACCAATAGGTTCTTCCTTCTTAGCCTTATCCCTTCCAAAGATAGCATCCCATCGGTTTGCATAATCCTCATCGCTCACTTGTTTAGGGCGGCTAGATGAGCCTTTACCGCCATGCCATGCTGTCATACATACTCCAATGTGTGTCCAAGTTTATTCAAGATAGCCTCAAAAATCATGTCATCAGTGTAGGTTTTTCCTGCGTAACAATGAGCTTGGGGCCTCATCGAAATAACTTCTTCTCCGTCAAACAGAACTACAGCTCCTTCTGCAAAGGAACATCCACAGGTATCACAATCGTACTGATCATCAAGCTGTTCAATGGTAATATTCATAGTGGCTCTTCCTCAACTTCAGTCATACGTCCAGTATAACCGTTATATTGTAACTTACAAGCAGGGCCAGTCTCCCCGTTGTACCTATTTTTTGCCACTGCAATCTTGGTCAGGTGACGTTCATCTTCGTTCTCAGCCATGCTGTTACGCTCCAACGTGATCACTGCATCGCTCAACTGTGCAATAGCACCAGAGCCTCGCAACTGAGACAGAGACACGCTACCGCCATCTTCGTGACCTTGGTTGCCCTGAGGCCTACGAAGGTGACTAACACAGATCAATGTGATATTCAACTCCTGAACCAGTGTCCGCAGTTTCGTCATCATGTTATCAATAGCTTTGCGTTCATCGCCTAAGTCTTGACCACTAACAACGATGCTAATGTGATCGAGAAACACCACGCGACAATCACAGGCTTTTGCCATGTAACGGATTCTGTTGGAGATGTTATCCACATCAGAGCTGCCAAAGTGATCAAATAGATAGATGCGATTAGATCCAAGAGTAGCATCAAAAGCCTCCTTCAATTCCTGTTCAGTCGTTGGAGTATCAGGCAAATGCAACAACTTGTTAGCGTGCAATGACATAATACTTCGTGCTGTCTTACGGGTAGATTCCTCAAGGAACAATCCACCAATGTTCCAGCTTGTGGTCTTCAGCAGGTTGTAAAGAATCTCCCGAAGGAACTGACTCTTACCCAATCCGCTGCCTGCGGTAACCGTGATCAACTCAGCAGGTCTGATACCGTACAAGAGCTTATTCAAGCCCTTCCAAGGGTACTGAGCCTCTGCAACTGGCTCTGGCTTGGAGATTTCCTCCCAGAGATCAGCAGCGTTAACAATACCGTCAGGCACATAAGGTGCAGCTCTCCACCACTCGTTAACAAAGTCCTTGGTAGCTCCTGCAATCAGGTAATCACAAGCATCCTTGTGTCCACTCTTGTGTTGCATGATCTTGGCCTTGTTACCGAACAACTCAGCAACTTCCTTAGCAGCTTTCTTTCCCGGCTCATCGGCATCAAAGCAGATCACCACAGAGTCAAAGCTGTTCAACCACTCATACTGGGCCTTACAGTCCTTCAAAGCAGCCTGAGCACCGTTACGGATACTCACTGTAGGGTAGAGAGACCCTTGCATTTGGAAAGCAGCGAGAGCATCAAGCTCTCCCTCTGTGATGGTGATAGCCTTTCCTCCAGCGTGAAAGAGATGCTGACCGAAAAGTGTTGCTCCCTTGAAATCTCCGGTGATGGAGAATGCCTTTGTAGGAACATTGCGTTGTTTAACAGCCGTTCTAACTCCGTCTCCGTCAGTGTAAGGATAATACTGTTTATCTCCATCAGTGGTTACTCCATACTTCTCACATGTTGCCTGACTGATTCCTCGATCAGGGATTGATTTGAATTGACCTTTAACGTCTACCATTGGTGTTGCTTTCCGAGGGGCTACAGCGTCCCTCATTACCGTTCGCTCATCGTAAGCACCTTCGTGCTCTGTTGTACCGCATTGAAAGCAGTGAGTGTGTCCATCGTCATAGAGGCTGTTAGCGTCAGAGCTTCCGCAGTGCTCACAGGCGATATGACGTAGAAACTTACTAGTCACAGTTCTTCTCCTTGAGTTTGGCTTCCATGACATTGACCAAAATCATGCAATGTCGAGGTTCAATGGTGTATGGCATAGCATCAATCCATTCTTGCTTTTCTTCATCCGTCAGCCCCTGCCATTGCCGCTGTGCTGCCAGTGGCGTAGCCACGTTGGGTGGGGTGGTGTAAAGAGGCGTCCACTCGTAGTTCGATTGTTTTTCAAGGTCGAAGAAATTGGCGGGGTCTTCAAAATAGGCTCCGACTTTCCCTGTTTCCTTGTTCAGCCATCGCCACGCCACTGGCTCCTGCACAGGTGCTGCAAGGGCTTGCTTGATGGCGGTGATGACTTCGTCCAGTTGAAAACACTCATGCGGATGGAGAAAGTCTCTGTCGTTGTCGCATAGGTCAATGTATTCCAACGCCTCCAGCGCCAGCTTCATTGCGTCTTTGGTCATATTAAAGTCCATCATCGTCCTCATACGCTTGTTTCTCGATCAAATCCCATGAAGTCATGATCTGTTTATCCAGTGATGCAAGGTCATTCAAGTCCAAGGTATCAACAATGTCAACACCCTTATACATGACTTCAATGTTCTCAAAGTCCACATAAGGTGTCCCGTCATCGGTGATGATGTCAAAGAAGACACATACCGTAGCAGACTCACCTAAAGACAAATCAAGTGCAAATCTGTTGCTCATTTAAGCACCACCTTTAACAGTGTTAAGACACCCACAAACAGTGAGACAATCATTCTTGTGTATCCTCTACGAAACTACGTTCCTCAGACATTCGCTTCACAGCACACATCACATCAAACATGACCTTATCGTAGCCATTGGCACGAATAAGACCAGCCATATCGTCAATCACAGAGTGATACCAGCACTCAAAGCGCATAAGTTCCTGCTCTTGTGAGTCAAATTCTTCGTACATGGTGATAGACAAATCATTCATAATGAATCCAGTTGTTGAAAGTTAATAACATTTAGACACACATCTAACATAGACAATGTTACATAAGTACTTTAATGTTACTTTAAAGTACTTATACGTTACATCTATGCTTATACGTTAATGTATAAATACTTATAGTAAGTACTTATAGTATGTAACTTCTAAGCATAGATGAAATGTCTTAGCGTCTATATAGATTATTATATCCAGTTCTCAATCTTTGTCAAGGTCTAAATTGTAACAATCTGTAACATCGTCAATGTCTACAGTGTTGTCTTCGATGTCCTCGAACGGATCAGTCACTTGGATCACACCCTTGGGGAGCTTTGTCGGCAGGTTTGGAATCTCTTTCAAGCACCCATCGCACATATCCAAGAACTCATTGGTAATTCCATGTCTGCGTACAGACTCATGTTCTTTCAGTTTACGATCACAAATAACACAGCGCATTTAAGCTCCTCTATACGTAGTTTTACGTATATCTTTTACATAAACATCATGTATAATACTATGATCCATAGGAGAACTTATGAAATCAAAAGAACGTACACGATTACTCAAAACATACAACCATCTCTATGAGCGATTGTACACCGAAGAAGGCTTCTTGTGTTTCTACTGTAACGCACCTGCCGATACACTAGATCACTCTCCGCCCTTAGCGTGGGTCGAGCCTTACGGAGTCAAAGCCTTCAAAGAAGCTCAGATTCCCTTTGCTCTCATCCCTTGCTGTGCAGAGTGTAACACCTTTTTAGGGGATCGTAAACTCTTTACAGCAGAAGATCGTCTTGAATACTTAATTAATAAGTATCACAAAATACAGTCTAAACTTGTTCGTTGGACTCTTGATGAAATTTCAGAGATGGGTGACTCCTTTAAAAGAACACTCAAAGTAACCTTTGATCGAAATTCAGAGATTGACCGAAAAATTGAAGCTCTTGAAATCAGGCGCTCAAAGCCTTGGTCTTTCCCTGAAACATACAAATAGATTAGTTGATTGATTTGAGGCCCTTGTAGGCCCGTTTAAAGGCCTTCCTGAGCCTTTCGTGATGGCAGGATTAGCTCAATAATCCATTTAAGCATAAGCACTCGCTACCAGATAGGCAATTAGTACTACACCTAAGACAATCCAATGTTTCATTCTGTAACCCCAAAGTTGAAGGCGATCAACTGACAAAACAGCCTGTATTGTTCCAGATGTTCTTTGTTGCCCTTGTGTGTTTTCTCGATAGCCTCTGAAAACTCTTTAACTGTGCCACTAAAGCAACCACAATTAACACGGATACCAATTTTAAAATCTTTATGTGCAGTTGTGAAACGTCCCGAAGACTTCGCAGGGCCAATAGTCAAATAATCTGATGTTTTTTCGATGATGGCGTTACCAGACACCCATGCGTTACCATACACCAATGCGTTACCAGACACCCGTGCGTTACCAGACACCCGTGCGTTACCATACACCAATGCGTTACCAGACACCCGTGCGTTATCAGACACCCGTGCGTTATCAGACACCCATGCGTCACCAGACACCCGTGCGTTACCATACACCAATGCGTTACCAGACACCCGTGCGTTATCAGACACCCGTGCGTTATCAGACACCCATGCGTCACCAGACACCCGTGCGTTACCATACACCAATGCGTCACCAGACACCCGTGCGTTATCAGACACCAATGCGTTACCACAAAAGTGTTTTCCTTTAATGTTTTTTTCAATAATATTCATTTCAATGTTCCTTTATTTACCATTTTCAACTTCAATTCTTATCATGTCCTCAATGTCAAGGATGATCTGATAGTCAATGATGCCTTTTACGTCCTCATCGTCTAACCCTTCCATGTATAGGTCAGTGCATGAGACAATCAATGGCAATGACTCAATAGATTGTATCTCGCACAGGCCATAGAAGTCAAACCCTCTTACCTTGTAACTAAATTGTTTTAGTTTAGTCATACCAGTGCACCCTCAATGTCTGATAAATCCTTAGGCGTTGGCTTATGCTGTCCCTTATCAGCCATCAAAGCCACTGATGCTGGTGTCTGTTGGCCGTTAACGGACGGGAAAGGCCAATTTATACGGCCATCGCTGGTGTCATGAGTTACTGTTTCCCTATATAGCGTATTCATACCTGCTTCTGTACTTTCTTGGCTAGGTTAACCGCTCGCGTAATGCGCCATTTAGCCGCTTGTACGGTCTTAACAACACGAATCTTACCCGTGTGCATATTGACCAGATCAACTTTATTAATCTTGCTGTTATCGACAATGTAGAATTGTTTGTATGTGATGACGTTCATTTTGGTGGTTTCCTTCGATGGTTGATTGACAGATGGTTATTTTACACGTTTCAGGACAAATAGCCCTAAGCATTCACCTCTGACCCAATGCACAAGGCCTGTATCAGGGTCATTAACGGGCGTTTCTGGCCCGTAATCGTTGCATTCTAGCCAATGCTGACAGATACCACGCTCAGAGGCGCTGAAAGCCACTATGCCGGATGTTTTGAATTGGACTTCATATCTCATAAATCAACCTCGATTTCTTCAATGTAGGCACCAATGCCCGGATTGTTTTTATTGGTTTGATCGGCGGACGCCTGAGCGCCTTCCAAGGTCAGATGATAGCTAATAACATCCGCTCGGTCGTAATTGGTGTCACAGTAAACGACATAAAGCTTCATGATAAGGCTCCTACAAATTGATGGCCGTTATAGCGCTCCAGGCGCTCAGCAGTCACCTTATCATCGGTGCTACGCTGTGCCTCTGACAATGCCTCAGTGTCAGTTGATGCGCCAATGTATATGAAACCGTAGCGGCCATGGTAACGGTACGTTATGAGGCCATTTGAGGCCATTGGATTGTTCAGCATGGTTGATCCCCTTAAAAGCACTGGAAAACGATACCATCATCACACTGACCCAACACCATCGTGTTATCGTTCAGGTAATCCAAGACAATCTGCTTTTCGTCATCCTCATCGCCATCGGCATCAGACAAGTCGATGCGGTAGTTGTCTGCAATGTCTTTGTAGTGGCTTGAATCGTAATCGCAACAAATGGCGATAACATCCAATTCCAATTCTTCGTTACAGTCTTGTTCGTACTGCTCCAAGTAATCAAAGATAACCCGCAAGGCTTTATATCCGAATTGATCGTAACGGTCATAAGCGCGGAAAGCATCGACAAAGGCGGAGAAAGTAACAGATTGTTTCATGATAAAGGTCTCGATTGTGCCAGTCCCTCACTGGTGGGATTTAGTGCTTTAACGTTGCACTGCATAGGACTCTAACAGATTGTTAAAGCCCTACACGGTGCATGGTCAATCAAGACACCAACCAATTTTTTAAGAACTGTTTTGCTTTTGTAGGTGACTTAATATTGATATTCATGAAGAATAGCCCATCTTCATAAACCTCATACACTGATTGACTCATAGAGTAAACAGCAGTGTATGTTTTGCCTTCATGCTTGAGAATCCATGGCTTGGCTTTCAGTGCCAATGCATGGGCTTGATCCAACAACTTGTCATAATTCATAGTTCAGACTCCCAAAGCAAGCAAGACACCCCAAAGGGCGAACACTGCGAGACAAGCTATTGTTATCAGTGTTTCTTGAATGTTATGTTTCATGATGTGTTCCTCAGTGAGTCAGTGTAACAGCCTCATTAAATTTGATTGTGTAGTCGTTGGAGACTTCACAGACGCCGGTAACGTGTTGATCTTGATTGAGGGTTGCAATAAACATGATGTGCATCCTTGTGCGTTGTTGATAGCTCAAGTATACACCACTTTATGCACTTGTCAAGCATTTGCCCAGGCTAAATTGTAACAGTTTGTAACAGTCCTCGATATTCTAAGTCTTTGCTGATCCTCTGAAGTGTACGTTCAAGTGTACGCTATAGGCACCCACATCACCCCTCACTTATGTGTGCACAGGATTGTATACACTTTACTGACTCGCTAGTCATTAGCGTGACTACTGTATGTTTGTACACCTGTGGATAACCTGTGGATAACTTTAGA